TTGAGTTTCGCCATGGTTGACTCCTTCATTTGTTTGAAGGCCCACGGCTCACCGTAGCAGATGCTGTTGTCTTGTTCACGATGTCAAAGAGCCGTGGGCCTTTTCGCCGGGGGTCAGAGCGGTGGCCGATTGCCACTTCGCCCCGGTCGAGCGCCCCTTTTCACTATAGGTATTATCCCATACAATTGTGGCAAGATTGTGGCAGAAATAAGGTAATATTAAGGCAATTAAGGCAAATGCGTTGGGACTGTGGATAACTCTGTGGATAACTTTAGAACAGACCGGGAACGCCACTTCACGGGAGGGGGTCCGTGAAGTTATTCTCCGGCGTCGTCCACGGCCTTCTCGTCCGGGCCGTAAAGCTCGTGCGTACGGGTGCTTTGGACGTCGCAGGCGGCGCAGTAAAACACGGGCCTCCAGTTTACCTCGTAGACGAATTCATCGACGCCGCCGCACCGTGAACAGATTCTGTCGCTAGTCATCGGTCAATCCCTTTTCCATGTCTGCCGTGCCATTCCGGGCCGGACCTTACCTGCCCTCGGCAGGACTGCCCTCGCCTCGTCTGCCTCGCCACGCCGAACATGCCTTGCCTCGTCATGCCCAAATATGCGTGACCATGCCTGCGTTGCCGAACCAAAACCCGTCGCGCCATGCCAATCCGGTCCCGGCCGCTCCCGGCCTGCCTTGCGTTGTGTTTCCGGTCCGCGTCAAGCCACGCCCGATCAGTCCGGGACGCATCGCACCTGACCCAGCCAAGATCCGTCGCGCCTGCCTTGTGTCACCTCTCCGAGTCTACACCACGCCGGGTCATGCCAATCCCGGCCTGCGTTGCCAAGTCGCACCGTACCGCTTTCACCGCGCCTGACCCTATCGCTCCGCAGCCTGTCGAACCGAGCCTGTCCTCACCGATCCGGTCCCGGCCTGCCGTGCCACACTGAGCCGAATCTTGCCTCATCTCACTCACGCCAAACCGCGCTATGTCTGCCATGTCACGCCAAAACAAACCCGGCTCGGTCTCGCCTCGGCTTGCGCCATCGCTCCGGTACACGCCTGCCATGCCAGATGTCGCCACGGCGCATCGCCTTTGGCCGTGGCTCTCCGCACACCGCCGAACCTAAACTGTCCTCGCCTACCGTGCCTGCCTTGTGTTGCCGCGTCGCGCCGCACCAAAAATACGTCAAACCCAGCCGGGTCCGGTCAGGTCTCGTCCGGACGTATCCAGTCGCGACGAACCAAGCCGTGCCAGTACTCCTACTCCGCTGCTTGGAGAGCAGTGGTTGCGGATTCGAGGATCGAGATGACCCGCTCAAGAATGTGAGGTACAAGGCCCGCTGTATCGAGCGCGACGGCGTAGCGCACGAGCCACGCCTTGAGGTCAACGACGGCCTGTCGGCGTAGCTCCTCCAGATGGTCGGGATCGTCGGGGTCAAACATGTAGTAGCCCATCCCGTCCTGTCTCGTGGACGAGGGCGACAGAAGCAGGGGCACGTCGCGCTCTTGGATTTTTATCTTTCCTGTAGGGGTCTGCTGCTCGACTTCAAAAACGAGCTTCAAGCCCTGCACGAACATCCGCGCTTGCCACGTGCGATGCTCGCGGGCTGCTTTTGTATCGTCCCATGTGAAAAAGTCGTAGGCGGGATGGTCAGGCCCCGTGGACCTGACCTCCTCGACAAACGTCTGGGGGCTGTATTTCCCACCGTGACGCTGGCAGAAGTCCTTTACGATTTCCGCCCGCTGCTTGCGCAGGAGCTTGAGGCTCATGCAGCTTCCCTCCGCATCACTTCGTCGTTGAAGAACTGCATGAGATCTTCCGTGTCCGCATCGGCGCACATGGGATTGTCCAACGCTCGTTGCTGGGCATCCCTGCCGTGATGCGCGACGAGGTCATCCCACTCGGCGTCTTGGTCGTCGGCGGGGATGACGCGGAAAGAACCAAAGTTGCCTTTCCCCTTCTCCTGACGGTAGTCGCCCAGCCCGATCAACACGCCTGCATTGCACAGGATATTGAACAGGGACGTGAGGTTTAACTGGGGGGTGATGTAGCGCATCTCGATTTCCGTTCCCCACTTGGGAAGGTATGGGCGCGTGCGGATGTCGGGGGTCTTGTTTATTCCGCCTTGGCGCACGATGTCCATTTTGAGATGCGGCGTACCGTAGAGCGGCACCAAGTCCCCCGGCATGAACAAGAGCCGTTGGATTTCGGTTTTGTAGACGCCCTCGGTTTCGAGGGCGGCGGTTGCCATTGCCGCCTTGACTGCGATGACCTTCATTCCCAGAGCCGTGGGGCCGTCAGGTATGATTTCGGCGGCATCCACAAATTCTTGTAGTGGGTCGTGTTTGATGTGGGCGCGCTCCGCTTTGGACTTGCCTTTTCCGCCGCCAACGAGGAATTCCTGTTTGGCTTTGGCCGACATGCGGTTCTGGTACAACGGCGTCGTGCCGATAAGACGCAGGGTGCAAGACTTTTGATTAAGCTTGCTTACGGAGATCGTGACGTTCTCTTTCTTAGCCGTGGGCATTTGCCCCTCCTATGTGTTAAGTCTCAACATATCCTATATAAATAGGAGATCACGGGCTGTCAACAAGTTATTTTTCACCATCCTCGTTTGAAGCCGCCAAATACCAGTCATGTTTCGGAACGTCCGCACCACAAGAATCACAGGTCACGGCGGTCCAGGCGAAGTGGTACACGTGCGCGTCGTCGCCGCACTCCGGGCAGATGATCGTCTTTCCCGGGCCTGCATGGCACCATTTTGGCACCTTCTTTAGCCCTGCATACTTCAGCAGCACCTTCGGAGTTCGCTGCCTCTGGTCGTGTATCCATTGATGATCGCGAGCGTCGATCCTCATATCGGCGACCGGCTCCGCCTCGATTTCGCAGCTTCCAGCACATATCTTGCGTCTTAACCACTCAAACATCAGTGCAACTCCTTCTTGTAGTTTGCGCGGATCTGGTCCGCTTTTTGCAGCCACAGTTCACGGAACCGTGGGTCGTGGGCCATGGTCGCCGCTTTCCTGCATTTGAGCACCCGCAACCGGTACGTGACCCATGGTCCAAGATAATTTTTCGGGACGGGTGAAAAGTTACTCATCGTCCGACTCCTCTATAAGAGAGATGCTGAAATCCATCATCACCGTGGCGCTGGGAGGTCTCGTCTTCATTCATCGTACTCGCCGAGTTGGTAGTCGGGTGTCGAACGAATGTCTGTTCATCGAATCAGAAATCAGTTATAGTCGTTGGTGATAACCTCCCCAAACTGGCCTCGCGCCTGCTGCGCGAGGCCTTTTTTCATGCCAAAGACACCTTATTATATAAGACATCTCCTATACTCGTCAACCCTCCACCGGATACAAACCTTTTTCGTTGTCTTCGTCGTCCTCCTTCCCGTTCCCGTTCCACCGGTAGACCAGCGTAAACGATCTGCATTCCGGGCAAGTGAGGTTTGTTTCCACGTCAAACCACTCGGAGGTTTCGCAGTCGTGGTCGCCCCCCCAGATCAACTCCGTTTCGCAGTGCCAGCAATTCATGGCTACGGGACCCTGTTCCTGCCGAGAGACCCCTCATCGACAAGAACAAGAGGGGAACACCCCTTCCAAGAACTCAAACCGGAACAGAGCAGGACTAAAGCAGGACTAAAGCAGGAACGGAGGCTCTCAGAAGAGGCCTCCAGGGCGCAGCACAGGGTGCCGGGGATTGGCGGCTCGTGACAGAATCCGTTCCCGGTGCAGCCTCTACGGGAAGCAAAAAAGGACCCCCGAGAAAAGGGATCTCGGGGGTCAGGCGTCGGCGCGGTCAGGAGTCAGCCTCCGCGCCGTCGCTGCCCAGCAGCAGCAGGCTGCTGGGCAGCGACGCTGCCCAGAGGACTTTTCGTTCTCCCGCAGCGCGTTGACATTGTCAATCGGCCTCGAACTTGTTGGCCTCGTCCCCCCATGTTGTCCAGCCTTGGCGCGACTGACGGGCGAACAGCTCGATGCGGGGAACGTCGCCCATCAGGTCGACGATACGATCCGCGACCTCGTCGGGCTTTCTGGAGTGCTCGCGGCGCGGCTCGATGACCAGCCGTCGCACCGACATTGAAACGCGCCTCGGCTTGCCTTTTGCAGCAAGAAGGCAGAGTTCGGGGTTTGCTCGCGTCCAGTAGCCCATGCCTCGGTGGAAGTCGTCTGCTGCGAATCGGAGGCGGGGGGCGGACTTGTTCAACTTGGCCCAATAAAACGCCACCGTTTTGTATGTGAAACCCCACGCCTCGATGAGCTTGAAGGCTTCGGGAAGCAGGGGGTCGGTCGCCCACAGGAACAGGGCGCAGGTCTCGGCGGCGATATCTTGAACGGGGAGTGCCTGAACATCGCCCGAACTCATGCAGTCGTAGTATCGTTCGGGGGAGCGGCCCTTGCCCTCGTCGCTCCAGGTCTGGAACGTCCAGGGCGGGTCCGCATAAATTACGTTAAATGCCCCATCCGGCAAGCGTGCTGACAAGGATAATCACTCCATATACTGCCATACTTATCACGACGGGTGTCATCATTTCTTTGCAGCTTCGCTGATGACCTGTTGTCCATGGGCCGTGTGGTTCCGGAGATCTGTCGGAGGCACCCCCTCCTGGTGCTTTTCCAGGAGATAGGAGAACTGCCCGCTGATGGTGCGATGCTCGCGCTTCGCCATATCCCGCAGCACCTTGTAGGTGTCGATGGACACGACCACGCTTTTCCATTTTTCAGCGTTCATTCCAAGTACCTCTTATGCGTACATATAGGAGATTTCCGTTTATGCGTCAAGCTTCACGAGGCCCCCCCATGTGTCGCCAAGCGATATATCGCATGGCGTCGGAACCTTCAGATCGACGGCTTCTTCCATCGTTTTGCAAATGGCGCGAGCCTGTTTCTCTGAGGGGACGGAGAAAGCCAGTTCGTCGTGGACCTGCACGAGAGGGAAGGCCTCGTGCTCTTTATGGACGGCGACCATCGCGGCCTTTGTCATGTCCGCTGCGCTTGACTGGATCAAACGGTTGAGTGAGCGGTACGTGTATGCGCGTTTGATGTTGTTGCCATATTCCAGAAGTGCTTTCTCTTTTGGATGCGCCCTGGCCGAGACGAACTGGGCAGGCTCCCACAAATCGAACCTGCATTTGCGGCCAAGCAGGGACCTGACGGAGCCGCCCTTGAGCGGATGCGACGTGTGCCGTTGAGATACGTCCATTAGCTCTTTCACGAATGGCACGTCCTCGTGGTATTGCCGCATGAGCCGTTTGGCTTCGTCAATCGAGATGTCTAGCTGGGTCGCCATCTTGGTCTGTCCCATGCCGTACATTATGCCAAGGTTGATCGTCTTGGCTTGCCTGCGCGGAATTCCGGCAGCATCGGCAACCATCTGGTGGAAGTCGGTGGTGGGGTCGTCGCAGTATGCCTTGACGAACTCGGCGGCACCGGTGAGACCCTGGTTCGTGAGGCTTGCAAAATGCACCAGGATGCGCGGCTCCTGCTGGGAGAAGTCAATCGAAGACCACTGCTCGCCCTCTTCCGGCAGGAACAGCCCCCGCACCTTCGCCGCCATCTCCGGATTTCGCGCCGGGATCTGCTGGAGATTGGGATGGGCCATGCTGATGCGCCCGGTGACCGTCCCGCCGCCTTCTGAACGTAGCTGGTTGATGTGCCCGTGAATGCGGTCGCCTTCTGTATGGCGGAAGATGCTGGCGATGAAGGTGTTGCCCATTTTGTCGTATTCGCGGGCCGTCGCGATTTGTTTGACCAGTGGGTGCTCGTGCTCGGAGAGGAAATTTTTCGTGAAGCTGGGAAGCCCGGTCGGGGTGCGACCGTAGCTCAATTCCAGATGGTCGAAGACCTTGGCGACCGACGCCGCTGCCCAGATCTCGACCTCGACGCCCGTTTCCTTCTTCACCTTGGAGAGGATCTGCTTGACATGTTTGCTCCACTCGACCTTGCACTCCTCGGCGGCTTTGAGATCGACGCGAACGCCGCGCCACGTCATCTCGATGGCGATGGGGAGAACCTCCATCTCAAGCTCAAAAATCTGCCACAGATCTTCCTTGGTCAATTCGGCCTTGAAGGTCTGCCATAACTGAAGCGTGAGCCTTGCATCGGCTTCGGCGTACTCCCCGACAAACGTGGCCGGGAGCTTGTAGAGTTCGGCCTTTGGATCGACGCCAAACTCCTGTGCCGCCTCGCGCAATGCCGCCTCGGATTTCATTTCTCCAAGGTAGTCGTAGGCGACATTGTTGAGCGAGAAGCTGGGGCGGTTCTCGTTGAGTATAGGCGCGGCGAGCATCACGTCGAGGATGCGTCCCTCCAGTTCGATGCCGGTGCGGCGCAGCCAGCCTGCATCGTAGGCGGCGTTGAAGAAGATCTTGTCGGCGGGGTGGGCTGCAATCTCCTTCTTGAACCAGTTCAAAACTATGCGTCGGTCGAGGTTGCCGCTGGCATGGGCAATTGGGACATATATATTGCAGCCCTCGTAGGCGATGGCGATTCCAACCACCTCGCCATGACCTGTAGGCCATCCTGGACCGTGGGTCTTGAGCCGTGGATCGCGCGTCTCCAGATCTATCGCGATTTCCTTGACGCTGCTCGGCGTCACGGGCAGCGTCTCGACCGGAACCCACTCGGTCTTGACGCTGAAGCTTGGCTTTTTAAGAACGGTCTTCATTTCTTGATGCACTCGTATGCTATGGCGGCGTAACCCGCGCCGTCGATGTAGTCGTCTATATTGATGGTGCCGGATTTTCGCCGCGCCACCTTCAGGAGTTCCATCATGTTGGCGACATCGTGGGCGGTGACATGGTCCACGTTGTGGAGGTAGGCGTCCCAGAGACGTGCGATGTTCTCGTGGTTCTCTTTTGGCTCCCCGTGGACGGCGGCACGGTCTGTGCTGACCAGTTCGAATGCCTCGGTGAGAACGCGGTGCGGCATCAGATGCTCCAGCCTCGTTGAGAATCCTCGGACATCTTGAGGATCAGGTTTTCCTTGGCGCGGGTGACTCCAACATAGAGAACGCGGTAGGCGTCGTCGGGGTTGCGCTCCATCTCCATGAGCGCCTTGCCTGAGAGGTCGAGATAAAGGAGTACGTTGTCGGCCTCGCCGCCTTTTGCGCCGTGGATAGTAGACAGCCGGATCTTCGGCCTCTTGAAAATATCGATGCCTCTGTTGAGCAAGGCGGCTGCGTAGGCCCGGTCCTCGTCCTTGATGCGGTCGAGGGCGCTGTCCCATGGCACGTCGAGAACGCGGAGACCGAAGTGCTTTCGCAGCGTCTCCAACGTAAAGAGATCCTGTTCCTCGGCCCGGTCGAGCAGTTTCTTTGCTCCACGCTCGACGCCGGTCTCGTCTGTCGAGATGTAAGCGTAAAGATTCTGTGCGTCTTTCAGGGAGATCTCGTTGCCGGGGTTGTTTTGGAGGTGGGTCCAGCTACCGATTGCGGTGCGGACCCGCTTGCTCAAGGAAGGGTTGTTGAACCTTTCGAAGAAGTGTCCGCTCGAACGCATGGAAGAGGCAAGCGTGTCCAGCATGTAGTTGGCCTGTGCAAGGACGAGCCACTCCTTGTCGTTGAATTCGACGCCGTGTGGATCGTAGATGCGCGTGACGCTCCCTTCCCCGGTACGCGGCGACCACTCCTTTTGCTGCCGCTTTCGTATGCGGGAGACGACGGACGTGGCGACGTGATGGACGGAGCGTGGGACGCGGTAAGACTGCGAGAGCACCTCGGATGCACCGGGGAGCATGACAAACTTGTCAACGTCCGCGCCGCTCCAGCGGTAGATCCCCTGGTCGTCGTCGCCTGCCACGAACATCTGGTCGCTCCGCTCCCCTAAATGCTCTGCCACCTTCCATTGAAGGGGCGTCAGATCCTGTGCCTCGTCCAGAAAGACAGCCTTGAGATACGGGATGTAGCCTGGGTTTGCCGCCAAGTCCAGCATCATGTCGGTAAAGTCCTTGAGTCCGTTGAGTTTCTTGAACCTGTCATATTCGTCGAACAGGTGTTCGAACTCGTAGAAAGGAATGTCGAGGTCTGCGAGGTTGTAGGAGTGCCGTGGTCCCTGGAGCATGTTCCGCGCAAGGTCGATGCAGCGCATGACCGGATGGTTAGATCTCATCACGGCGAAGCCTTCTTCTTCAACACGCTCATGGCCTGCCGCCGTGAGATCGACGCCGACTTTATGGGAGAACATCTTGAGGTGCTTGTCAGTGAGGACCGCTGCGCTGTTCATTCCAAGGAGGAGAAAGGCGAGGCTGTGCAGGGTGCGGAAGTAAACGAAGTCTTCCTCTGCATCGAGGTTGAAACGTGCGACGGCACGGTCTCTTGCCTCGTGTGCCGCCTTCCTTGTAAAACTGAAATAGCCGATGTTGGTGGGCGACATGCCACCGGCTAGCAACTCGTCTACTTTATTAAGTAGCGTGGTCGTCTTTCCGGTGCCGGGCGGACCAAAATATCTAAACATTTCCGCGCCTTAGATGGACATCGAGTTCGTAGCCCAGCGCGTCGAGGATCTTCTCGATCTTCTGGACCGAGAGCTGATGTGGCGTTTCGACATTCTCGTATTCGCACAGGGTGCGCTGCGGCATTCTTGCGATTATCGCGAGCTTTTTCTGACTGAAGCCGCGCTCCTTGCGAAGTTCGCGAAGCAGTTGGGGCCAGTTGGTTATCAAAACGGAACGTCCTCCTCGTCAAAGCGCGTGCCAAACTCCTCGTCAATCTGGGCGAAGGCCGGGATCGACCAGCAGCGCACGGTGCGGCCTTTTATACGGAACTGCTCGGCGTGTCCTCCGATGTCTCTCAGGCGCTGGGCGATCTTGTTGGAACGGTAGTCGAAGAACTTGTTGCGTTTCAGGTAGGCCTCGAAATCCTTGAGACGGAAATAGGTGCGGCCATCGTCCTCGTTGGTCCATGGGCGGCGGAGCAGGATCTCTTCCCTGTCGAGCGCGGCCTGCATGTGCGTGGTGAACTCTTCCAGGAGGTCGTAGAACTGCCCTCGGAGGCTCGTATCCTCCGGGGTCGAGATGATCGCACCCTCGGTCTGGAGCATCTGCGAGAGGAGGAGGTTGATCTGGGCTTCCCATGCAGCGCGGGTAACCGTCCTCGGCATGAAGTTGATCTGGTCCATGCACAGCATCTGGAAGCGAGGCTGGCGTTGCAAGCCCTCGGTATCGAGTTCGACCGGACTTCCATTGACATCCAAAAACCAGAGCGGCGGCTCACTGTCCATCTTGCGTAGATTGGCGATGGCTGGCGTGTTGGCCCCTCCACCGACGCCGTGCTTGCGTGAGCGGCAGAGGTCCTTGTTGCAGAAATTGATGACAGGCTGGTCGGAGCATTTGTACTGGTAGTCCTTTTTCTTGATCTGTTCGGCGACGAGGTTGACCTCTTTGAGATCCAGAGGCGGTTGCATGATCTTCTGGTTGACTTCGAGGATGCGCGTCTCCCAATCGTCGGGATGGGCCTTCCTCAAATAGACGCCAAGATTAAAGAGACCGTTATTTCGTGTGCCCTCGGGGAAGCCCTGCCGTAGCAGCGCCTGCAAACAGGGAGGACCATCGGGCAGCTTCTCGTCCACCTGTGCGACGGGCTGGGATAGCAGCGCGTCGAGGTCGTCCTCGCTGATAGCGGCGGCTTCGGCCATGTCGAGGAACTCTTCCAGCGTGGCTGCGGTGCCGTCTAGTTTGACGGCGTAGCGCAGGCCACCCTCCGCATCAAAGTAGGGGAGGTTGAGGAAGTTGCCGGTATCGCCGCGCTCTACGAGTAACTTGATTTGTTTTGGAAAGATCTCGGTGCTGGCGGCGCAGCCCAGTTCACTGGCGAGTTCCTTGAGCTTGTGCTGGAGCTTTTCGGCATCCACGGCTTCGGTGAGAAACATGAAGAGGTGTCCGCCGCCCGATTTGCTGCGGCAGACGACCAAGGGAAACTGAAGCTTGTCGACGCGCTGGACAATTTCCTGATGGTCGAGAGGGTACGTGTCGATGTCGATCGCGCCCCAGAGGCAGACGTTCTCTTCGTTGATCGGCACGACGCCGATGCTCACGTCACCCTTCAGGTGGGCCTTGAAAACGGCCTTGGTCCGTGGTTCGCGGACGATTTTGTATATGCCCTGCTGCTTTCCGTTGGCGTCTTTTTTGGTGAGATCGACGGCACCATAGGCGCGGTCGAGGCCACGGAAAACGCGAGCAAATCTGTCTGTGGAATCCATAACGGAAAAGGGGGAGGATCTCTCCTCCCCCCGTTATCCCTAGAACGGCACGTCGTCTTCGGAGAGGCTACCCCCTTCCTGAACATGCTTGACTTTTACCTGTCCAGCCATGATCGACTGGGCAAAGTGCTTGGCCTCGGCGTAGAGGTTCGGGTCCTCGATCTGAGAATCCTTCGAGATCTGCCAGCCATGCCAGCTACCGTTCTTGTTTTCCTCGCCAACGGACTCAAGATGCCAGATGTGGCTCCACCTCGCCGGAGTGAACAGGTTACCATTAGCATCCTTCATCTTCAAAGTCTTGATGGCGCTGTTCCA